AAAGTTATCCGTTAAGGTTGACACGAGTTTGGTTAAAGAAAAACTTGGCGAGTTGGACTACCATAAATGCAAAGTGCCAACGCAATATAAACAAATACAAGCTATGCCTAGATCGGAAAGCACAGTATCAAGAAACAAGAAAGCAACAATTGAAGAAGTTGCTGATTTCAGAATTTCTGCTTAGTACCGATAAATTGCCTAAGTAGTTAGGTTGGGCGACTACTCTTCCGATAGTCGCCCTCCATTTCCATTCCATCACGGCAAGAGCCGTAGTCCTTAGTATAGTATTATTAACACAGGTACACGGCACACCAGTCTGCATTTCCATTCCATCACAGGTACGGTCGCCTACCTAGTAGTAGTATAAGGAATGTACCACAGGGGGTTGGAGTTGGTAGGTTGTCAAGTAAAAAGATACACACAAATAAATAAATAAAAGTTTGACTATAAAAAGAAATGGGAGTAAGAAGTTAATTAGAAAGGAGAAATCAAAATGCCAGATAATGATTTAGACAGACGATTAGCAGTAGTTGAACAGACCTTTGGTCTTAGACCTGTTAATAACAACCAAGTTGTTAATCAGACTAATGAGCCAATACAAGCTACTCATACTGATAACATTAATTGGAAAGCTTTGTACAAAGTTTTAGAAAGTGAAGTCGAAACTATCGTGCTTGACCCTAACTGTCCTCAATACGTTAAGGATTGGGGTCAACGTATTATGCAACGATTGGCACAACACTTGCCGAGATGAAGTTATTACTTGCTTTAATCTTGTTTATGATGGCTATGCAGTTGTTGATAATGTTTACTCGACTACCATACTAACAACAGTTACCCTCGAGGGCTGGTAAGAAGGGCGGTTATTCCGCCCTTTTTTTATGCTCACCTTCACGCAGCACAACCTTCTGTGGCAGCATCACGCTTCTCAGGTCATCAACATTAGGTACTTACAACCGACCTCAAACACCATATCTTGTGTCCGAACACCCCCACACACCCAATTTGCCCCGTCGCCTCGGCGTCGGTCTAAAGTCTTGAGTTTTACACAAACAGAGACTATGATATAACTTTTTTATGAATCAATCCAAAATCCCAACGGATTTGTTAAAATACGAATTAAGAAATTTACAAATCAAAGTTGCTCAGGAGTCCCGTTCCTCTTACTTAACTTTTGTAAAAAAAGTTTGGCCTGACTTTATTGCAGGAAAACATCACAAAATATTTGCAAGAAAATTAGAAGATGTTTCACGTGGAAAGATAAAACGTTTGATTGTTAATATGCCACCAAGACATACAAAGTCTGAGTTTGCATCTAACCTATTTCCTGCGTGGATGATGGGTAGGAATCCTAAGTTAAAAATTATACAAACAACTCACACAGCAGAACTATCATATAATTTTGGTAGAAAGGTTCGTAACCTATTTGATCAACAAGAATTTAAAGATGTATTTCCTGATGTAAGTTTATCACAAGATTCTAAAGCAGCAGGTAGATTTACTACCAATAAAGGTGGTGAATACTTTGCAGCAGGGGTCGGTGGTGCGATAACCGGGCGTGGTGCTGATTTGTTAATCATTGATGATCCACACAAGGAACAAGATGCTATGAGCAAAGAAGGTTTTGATAAAGCTTACGAGTGGTATACTTCAGGACCTAGACAACGTTTACAACCTGGTGGAGCAATTGTAGTTGTAATGACTCGTTGGTCTACAAAAGATTTAACAGGGCGCTTGATCCATGGTCAAAAAGAAGTGAAAGGTGATCAATGGGAAGTTATAGAATTTCCAGCCATCATGCCATCAGGATTACCTGTGTGGCCTGAGTATTGGAAACTAGAAGAATTAGAAAAGGTCGAAGCAACTTTACCTATTGCAAAATGGAATGCACAATGGATGCAAGCTCCAACAGCAGAAGAAGGTGCAATCATAAAACGAGAGTGGTGGAACGATTGGGCTCACGATAGACCTC